CGGGAAGATGTTTACTCATCTTCAGTTGAGGGACGTTAAGCGTGAGTGGATAACTCCCTATCTGAAGGAGGCCGAACTTAGCTACCGGTCTAATGGGACACGTGAGGGTCTTTGCAAACGGATCCAAACTAAGCTCACTAAGCCGGTGGCAGGTGGTACGAAGCTGGTGCCTCGAGTGCCTAATCTGCTGCTTTTCAACAGTCTGATCAAGACTTCCACCTTCGAAACAACAATCTCACTGGAGTCTCAGAGCCTGGAGAAATTGAATCCAAAAGCGGATGTCGGAATGCCGTATTTGTTGATTCATTCGGGTACTGGGGCACCAAAAATGACCGACGTTACTTATCTGCGCCCTGAGTACTGGAAGGACGGTTCGAAAGCGGAAGCCCCAGAACCGATCTTACAGCACGCGGTGCGGATTGCCAATACGTTCTTGCGGAAAATGGATAGTGCAGGTTCTATTCATGAGGCGATGTTAACTACTGTGGAGTTTCTTAACTCGCATCCTGAATTGAATACATTCGTTATGAAACGCAAGGATGAAATAATGCCCAGGGATGAATTTCGGACTAAAGTTCGTCCCTATGGGGTCCAGGCGCTGCCCATGCGTCTGGTTGGCATGCATGTGATGGACTTTATCACCCGCCACATGGTAAATTTCGTCGAAGATTACAGGTGCATGTCCGCGTATAAATTCTCCGCTCATCATGGTGGGGGAGGAAGAATTATTGCGTGGTTCAAGAAGCATGCGGAAGAGTGGGAGAAGGTTGGTAGAAAACACTACTTTTGTGGTCTCGGCTATGGGGACGACAATTTGTGGGTTTTCTTCTTTCCTGATGGAACAGTGGTGATACTTGGTCCGGATGTCGCAGCGATGGATATGTCCACGCCCAGACAGGCCGGAACTCGTTTTTGCCAGTATGTTCAGCTCATGCTTCCCAACTTGACCCAAACTTACATGAATTGTTTGTATGCTGTTTCTCTTATAGCATACACACATCATGTACACATTGGTGGTTCCGCGATTTTGCAGAAGAGGGATGGTCTCTTTTCGGGAGTCCCGGGCACCACTGTGCGCAATATTTTCTCCAGTGCCGAAATACAAGGAATAATCCAAGATGATTTTAGGGATGTTAGTATCGAACAGTTCCCAAAATTCTTGAAGACGGTGTTCCAAAAGATCCATGAGCAGTTGAACTTTGCTTTTAAGGATATTGGAAAGATCGGTGAAACCCTTCAATCAGTGAAGGAGGCCTTCGCAAGTGGCTTCCAACTGACGTCCGTGAAGGCCCTACCGGAGGTTGGGATTTCCGTCCCCTTCCTCCAACATGTTGTGATACCTACCGAGACTGGTTCGTACTATTGTGTTCCTGCTACAATGGAAAAATTTGGTGCCAAATTGATTCTTCCCGGTGGCACCCCCAAGGAGGCTTCTTCTGGGGTGTACCAATTGCAGAGACTTCTAGGACTGACCTTTGCCGGAGCATGGTGGAACAAGCCCCTGTATGAGTTTATCAGACAATACTATTCTGAGTTGGCCGCAGTTGAGAGACCGTCCGCGTTTTCCGTAAGTGATGAAGACAACACTGAGTCAGTGGAAGCTTTCATCAGTTTCGCGAATTCGACGGGATGGAAGCCCAGTGCTGGTCTTCCCACTAGGGATTGGATGGTGACTTTTAATACTCAACCGATTGGGGAGTGGATGTTGAATCCCTCTTCTAAGGATGAGGTGGCAACTAGCTCGACCCAAGTAGCCGAGCCCAACCCGGATTACGATTCGTTGTTCTCCGATTTGGCTATGCAGTTTTTGCCACAGCAGGAGCAAGTGAAACCCAAGCAATTGGACTCTGCGATAAAGAGTGCCATGTCTCCAGCAATACAGGAGTTTAAAATGTCACAATTAGGAAAGGCCACAGCAGTATCACGTTACGAGAGGGCTAGCCGTTTGGCGCGCCGTGATGCACGACGCAAATTGAGAGACCGCCTGGCTCAGTCTAAGGTTTATTCTAAAGACGAAGAGAGAGCTAGTTTGGCACGCGGTGATATCCCATGGGAGGAGCTTTATCAAGAGTATGATGATTACATTGATGATGCTTCCGCCTCAGTGGAGGATAAGCAGTTTGCAAGAGAGGAGAGGGATTTTATACGAGATTTGCAGGATGATCTCGATTTCTCCCTCCGTGATATCGATGATGACTACGATCGCCAAGATCGGGTGGATGGTAAGTTGACCAGGAGGGACCTAGCTGAGTTGTCGCAAGACGCTGCCGATGGGAACCCAAGGGCGATTCACCTTCTCGCCGTTCTTGGATATACGTTTGACATGGACGAGTAACCTCTAGTTCTATCTAACTGAGTCGTTTTCTGCCGTTGCGAGCTTTTGGACTCAGG